TCAAAAGTAGAGAAGGAGTTCATTGATAATAATCAATCAATGGATGTTAAGGATATTTCAAAAAAATTAGATAGATCTGAAAAGGTCTTAAGTAAATACATGAAGATTACCGATACACCTGCTAATAATCTGTTTGCAACAAAACCAGAAAGGGGTGTAGTGGTAATGACTGAAAGTGCTTCTACTGCAGCAGATGAGTCACGCCCCAAAAGAAGCAGTATGCCCAAAAGGTATCAAGATGGGGTAATTCACAGGATTAAGGATTAGTTATATGATTTGTACAGAAGTTGATTCCTATTTTTACAGGTTGTGTCATGAGCAACTTATGATTAGTTGGGTCATCACACTTACGGATGATGTTAAGGTTTATGGAGATTACGATAGACCTAACTTGTCTAACCCTTGGGTGAGACTGACAGAGCATTGTCAAAAGAATGAGGTTTGGCCTAAAAAAGTAGAACTGTATATGTTTGGAGCTGAAAAGAGAGTTTTCTTTGAAGATGAAGATGGGTTAGATGGTATAGCTATCATGAGAGGTATTGCAAAAGACCAAGCTATGGATGGATCTCATTCTCAATCTTTTCAAACATTAACGGTGTTGCATCTGCGGGATGATTGTGGTATGGTAGATGTCGCTAAGTATACTTGGCCATTTAATGAATTTGAACAGAAGGAATCGGAAAGAATCTTAACCACTGAAAACCTCCAGAATATGATCTTTAAAAATGACTCAGAAAAAAGACAGCACGAAAAAGTTAAAGAGTATCTCGACTGGGAACCTGTGTAGTGTAGCACAATATGTAGCGGAAAAGGTGTGCTTGAGAAAAGCTGAAAAAGATAACAAGGGCAGCTTGGAATATAAGTTTTGGAGTAAATCTAAAAACGAGCAATATGAAGTTCAAGTACGTGCCGCTTGGAAGCTGATAAAGAAACATGGCGAGGATGCTTTGTTGAAATATATTAATAGCCCTAGCGGGAGGAATGTTTACTCGCTAGGGTTTTTGCATAAGTCTGGTAGGTATGTACTCATACTGAAATTTGTTGAGAAAGGTGTAGCTAATGCGGCTAAGTTGGTAGAAAAAGAATCCAAAAAACCAAAGAAAGTGGTTGACACTCCAGATAAGATAGTTTATAAACAAAGAAAACTGTTCAATAATGAATCAACATTGTTCTCTAAAATTAGAAATATAGAAGATGGCAAAAGAAAAGAAACCTGAATATATTGCGAAGATTATTAAAGATTATGGCAACATCATCTCTACTGGTGCAGATGTCTTAAAGGTGCAGGAAAACAGGAAAATTATTTCTGTTAGTCCCGCAATTGACATTGGGCTGGGTGGTGGTATCCTAGAAGGAACATGGCTCACTCTAACAGGTGACCCCAAAAGTGGTAAGACTACTACAGCTATGCAGATTGCTGCAAACTGTCAGAAAGAAGATCCTCCCCGCCCAATTATCTACTTAGATGTTGAGGGTCGTTTGAAAGGTATGAACTTTGAAGTTGCTGATCTAGATCCAGAGAAGATGAAGATCATTCAACCAGAAGATGAGCCATTGTCAGCAGAAACTTTTCTTGATGTAGCTCATAAGCTAATGAGTCATCCAGATTATTATGGGGCGATTTTGATTATTGATTCAATCTCGTCTTTACTACCTGCTAAAGAATTAGATGGAGACTTTACACCCGGACGTGCGGGTCTTCCAAAGATCTTATCAATCTTTACTAAGAAGATGGGGCAGCTACTGCCAAGACAAAATGGTTTGGTAATTGCCATCACGCACTATATTGCTAACACTGCTGGATTTGGTAAAGCTAAGATGGCTGATGGTGGTAACAAGATCCAGTATCAAGCTGACACCAGATTAGAAATTCGTAGCGGTGGTGAAAAAAGTCCTGCTGTTTCTCCGTGGGAAAATGCTAGTAAAGAAAGAATTGGTCAAGCTGTAAACTGGCAGGTCATTTGCTCGTCTATGGGTGCTCCCGGTGGTCAAGTACGAAGCTGGATTAGATATGGTCATGGGGTTGACAAAACCCAAGAAGTCCTTATGCTGGCACAAGACTTAGGTATGGTAGATAAGTCTGGAGCTTGGTTCAGTTGTACTTTTATGTTAGAGTGTAAGGATATTGCAAAGGAGCTAAAACCAGACCTAGATGTAAATGATGACGAGGCACTCATTAAAGCATTTAAGTTTCAAGGACAAGATAAACTATACAACTTCTTACATGAAAATCCTAAACTCGTAACTGTTCTTGAACAGAACATAAAGGCTATGTTGTGAAAATACAGGGGTTAGATGGCAGGGAGTATTCTTGGCACCCATCTAATTGCCAAGCTTCTTGTGAAAACAGATCTTCTTTACATAATAAAGCTAAGGAATTACTTGAAGAAATTTTTCCATACGATAGAATACTAGAAGAGATATCACTACCGGGCAGTAAAACAGCAATCAGAAAGAGCACCTTGAGAGCTGATTTGTTTGTGCCAAATAGAGATTTAGTTGTTGAAGTTCATGGTGAGCAGCACCATAAGTTCAATACCTTCTTCTATAAAAATAAAATGGCATTTTACAAAGCCAAAGCTAGAGACATGGAAAAACGAGAATGGTGTGAATTAAATAATATCAGATTAGTAGAACTTAATTATAATGAGGATATAGATGAGTGGCGAACAAAAATTGAATAAATTCTTGGAAGCTATGGACTCATGGTTAGCCTGTAAAAGCTTGCCATTGGTCGATGACAATCCACAGATAAAAATGATCCTCAATATGAACTCAGAAGAAATTCGGGGATTATCTAGTGAAGAATGTGCTTCCTATGCGTATGAATTATATGCATACTCAGAGTATGTGGAGGGTCTTAGAGCTAAAGAAAAAATTGTTTTAGACTGGTCAGAAGCTAGTATTTGGTATATAATATCTACAGTGATTCAGAATTATGGTGGTAAGTTTGCAAAATGGCAAGAAAAATACTACTCTGCTATTAAAGAGAATCCTACAGCTAGTGATATCTTGAGGATTAAGAATCATGCAGAAGCTAGAGTCACAACACTTAATGGAAAATCTGAAAGAATACAAAAGATGGCAGATATTTTAACAAATCTTTCTAGGAGAAGATAACTATGACTATAGAAAATCCTGATGATTTCCTATTCACTATTAAAAACAAGACAGATCAACCTACATCTGGTAGTCCTGTAAACGATAAGAAGGAAAGAGTTAATCTGTTTGAAGACGATGGAACGATTGCCAAAGATATTACAACCCCAGAGTTTACTCCGTCAAGTAGAAGCAGAACGCCTTACAAGCCAGTTGATCAAGTATGTCAAAAATGCAATAAGTCTATTGCCGTTAATCCTACCCATGTTCGAGACTTCTTTGTTTGTGACCCATGCCTAAGAAAATAAATAAATCCACGTTGCAAGATGCTGCGGCTGAAAGAGCTGTACTAGCTGGACTGTGTCAATATGGTTTAGATTGTTATCTAGACATTGATTTCATTACAGCGGATCATTTCAATGACGAGATGAATCAGATCTTGTTTAATTGTATACATAAGTCTATATCTAATAATTCAAAAGTAGAGTTATCATCAATACTCTCTGCGGCAAATGACTTAGGTGTTCAGGAACATGTAAATAGTAAACAAGAAATATCTTTTATTAGATCTTTGTTTAACTTTCCTATCCACAAGGATAATGCTGGTATACATGCTGCCAAGATAGCAAAACTAAAACTAGCAAGGGATTTAAAGAAAACACTAAAGACTTGTGAAAATGATTTAAATTCAATTAGTGGCGATGAAGATATCATGGACTTGATATCTAAAGTTGAGGAGCCTATCCTTGATGCAACCGCTGACATTTATCAAAGTTCAAATAAAAATACTGAGATTATTGGTAATGATATTGAAGATTACATTTCGTACCTTGCAGAAAACCCATGTGATATTGCGGGTATTCCAACAGGGTTTACCGCATATGATTTGGCTATTGGTGGTGGTCTCAGACGAAAGTCTGTGGATCTGATTGCTGCTCGTCCTAAAGTTGGTAAGTCAATGTTTGGGGACGCTGTAGCAATTAATGTGGCTCAGAATTCTAATATTCCAGTTTTGATGCTGGACACAGAGATGTCTAAAGAGGACCACTTAAATAGAATGCTGGCCAACCTCAGTGGTGTCGATATTAACAAGATTTCTACTGGTAAGTTTAGTGAAAACGAAATTGAAAAGGAAAAAGTCAGAGCCGCAGGTGACAAGCTTAAAAGCATCCCATATCATTACATTAGTATTGCAGGTCAATCGTTTGAAAACATCTTAGCCGTGATGCGTAAGTGGATCTATCAGCATGTAGGCTTTGACGAGAATGGAAAAACAAAAGACTGTCTGCTTGTTTATGACTACTTGAAACTTATGGGATCAGAAAGTATTAGTAGCTCAATGCAAGAGTATCAAGTGCTTGGATTTCAGATTACTAAGCTACATAACTTTTGTGTAAAGTATGATGTTCCTTGTTTGAGTTTTGTGCAGTTGAACAGAGATGGCATTACTAAAGAATCTACAGATGTGGTATCTGGTTCTGACAGATTGATTTGGTTATGTACGAGTTTCTCTATCTTTAAGATGAAGTCAGACGAAGAAATTGCCGATGATGGTGTTGAAGCTGGGAATAGGAAGTTAGTTCCTGTTGTGGCAAGACATGGTGAGATGCTAGACTCTGGTGATTATATCAGTATGAATATGTATGGTTCCATTGGTAAGCTTGTAGAGGGTAGAACTAGAAATGAAATTCACAACAGTAACAGAAATCGAGATGAAGGATTTGAAGTAGATGCCGATCTATCAACAGAACACATTGACTGAGGTTAGTGATGCTATGTTTCTACAGTTGCCGAGACTGTTGCAGCATTTTAATGTAGATTATTATGAAAGCTCCCATGCATTTCACTTAGCATGTCCTATACATGGTGGAGATAATCCACAAGGTTGTGCTATTTTCAAAGAATCCTATGGTGGTTCTGGTGGTTGGCAATGCTTCACAAATAGTTGTCAAGATGAATATAAACGAAGTTTCT